AGGGGGAACTATGCGACGTTGAATCCCCTTCTTCTTGGTGGCACAAATGTTGTTCTTTCTAATGGCAACTTAGATGAACAGGAAACTACAGCCGCCTATCGAACTACCAGTGGAACTATTTATGTTTCAACTGGTAAGTGGTATGCAGAGATGTTGGTCATTTCAGGGCCTTATGGACAGTTTGGCATTGTGAGGCAAGGTGCTTTCACACCCAGTACTCGGTTTGGCTTGGGAACTGGGCAATCAGGTGCATACTGCTATGGTGCGTATGAGGGGGGCAAGTACAACAACGGATCGTCTACTTCATATGGATCTACATATGGAAATAACGATGTTATTGGATGTGTTTTAGATTTAGATGCTGGTACTGTTTCTTTTAGCAAGAATGGTATTTCACAAGGAACTGCATTTACCTCTCTTCCCGCTGGTTTATACACTTTTGCAGTTGGTCACGGAAATGCCTCCTGTTCAGTTAACTTCGGCCAACGCCCGTTTGCCTACCCAGCCCCAAGCGGCTTCAAGGCGTTGTGTGATACCAACCTGCCAACAGGATCCATCACCACCAGCGGCAGCTTCACGGGTAATGCCAATGCTAATGGCCCCTTTGTCTACCTGAACGGTGTTCCCACTGCTATGACCATCAACAGCAACCCGGTCACCTTCGCCACCCACGTCGATAAGTTGGCCAATGGTTTCAAATTGCGTTCAAGCAGTAGCAGTTTTAACACCGCCGGAACCAATACCTATTCCATTACGACAACTGGAGCTACATTCAAAGTAGCCCGTGCCCAAGCCAACCCCTAATACTATGGCTACCTATCAACTTCCAAATGGCACGACGGTAAGCGACTCAATGTCGTTTACTTACGATGACATTCAATACCCTGAAAACTGGGTCCGCCTCAGCACAGAAGAGGACCGCGAGCGTATTGGCCTTACTGGACCACTGCCAGAGCCCCCTTGGTATGACCAACAGTTCTACTGGGGGCCAGATTCACCCAAGGATCACGCTGGATTGGTGGAGATGTATTGCGGCTTTGTCAAACTGAATGCCAATGCAATCCTCCGTGAAACTGACTGGTATATCACTCGCGCCTCTGAGACCGGCATAGAAGCCCCTCAGAGCGTGCTTGATCGTCGATCTGAAGTACGAGTCCTAAGTAACCAAAAGGAGGCCTTCCTGAGGGCCACAGAGTCCACTCAGGAGCTTGCTGCTTACGCCACCAGTCTTGAATATTGCCGGTGGGAAGCTACGCCAGAGCCCGTCGAGACCATCGAAGCTCCTGTCGTTATTGAACCTCCTCAATCTAGCTGGCCGGTTAACTCAGCTAACGGCATCTAAACTTTCAAACCTTTAATAACTCTTACCCTTATTAAACATCATGCTTACCATCCTCGGTGCCAAGGTCTCGATTGAGACCGTTACCTTTTTTGTGCTGTTTCTTGCTTCTGAGTACCTCGGCACTAACCCCCGCCTTAAGTCCAACAGCCTTGTACAGGCATTCACTTCTGCTGTCAATTCCTTTAAGCTTTTCCGTAAGGAAGACGACCGGATTCGTCGCATCAAAGACTCCTTCAAGGGTTGAAATCAATGGTGCTGCTTCCGGTGAAGCAGTATTACCCTCAACTTGATAGCAAGACAGGTCACGGAGGTCGGATGTGCTTTAGCTCAACATGTGCTATGGCCGTCAAGTACCTCCGTCCTGATTCTTTAAAGGGGAGTAATGCTGATGATGATTACTTAAAGACCGTTCTAAAATACGGTGATACAACACAAGCCCACGCACAGATCAAGGCTTGTGCCCAATATGGGGTCTTTGCAACTTTCTATACCACCGGTAATAAGCAGTCGATTAACTCGGAACTCCAAAAAGGGTTTCCTGTAGCAACTGGAATCCTCCACCATGGGCCAGCTTCGGCACCCACTGGTGGGGGTCACTACATGCTCTGCATTGGTGATGAAGGTGCCAACGGCATCTTTCACGACCCATACGGGCAACTAGACAATGCCAACGGTGGCTACGACAAGGTTGGTTCCGGTGGTATGTCTGTTAAGTACGGCTGGACTAACTGGCTAAAACGTTGGCAAGTTGAAGGTCCTAATAGTGGTTGGTTTATGACCTTCAGAAAACAATGATTGAAGCAATTCTTACTGGTGTTGTCTCACTAGTCATCGGTGCTAGTGGTGGCATGGCAGCCCTGAACTCACGTACCAGCAACAAGGTGGCTGAGTTGGACCGGCGTATTGACCAAATGGAACTACGTGTTGCTGAAAAGTATGTTCCACGTAATGAACTATCCAATGCACTCCAAAAGATGGAAGATCACATGATCCGCATTGAAAATAAACTTGATCAAATAGCACTTAGAAATGTCTAACAAACCTAAGGCTACAGAAAATATGTTTAATGAGTTGCACAATATTGTAACTCTAGAGCTACTTAATCGGATTAAATCCGGTGAAGCCTCTACTGCTGATCTTAAAGCAGCTTGTGATTGGCTACACAAGAACGATATTTCTGGGGTTGCATATGAAGGTAACCCCTTGGATAAGCTTACTTCCATTATGCCAAAAGTAGATCCAGAACTCGTACAACGTAGACTGTATGGCCCCAAAGTTATCGGCTGATCCTGGTAAGTCTGCTGCTTATTATCGTAGCAATCCAGAGGCTAGAGCAGTAAAAAATGCTGCTCAACGTAAAAGAAACAAATCCAAGCTATCTATTCAATACCGCATTGACCTAAAGCGTGAACGACGCCAACGGGGTATTGATGGCAAAGGTGGGCCTGATATGAGCCATGACTCTAAGGGTAACTTGGCCCCTGAAAGTCCAAAGAAGAATCGTGCCAGAAATGGTGCGGGTGATAACGCAAGGTTTCGTCGTCCATAGCTGAATGACACCCCTCTTCCCAACGCCTGATCATTATCTCCACAACCTAATAACGATGACAAGCTCTGAAGCCAAAAGACTACATCGTCGTGCAATTAAAGAACATTTCAATTGTCAATGTGTTTATTGTGGAATACAACATAACCTCGATCAACTAACTATCGATCATGTGCGGCCTCGCTCCAATGGAGGTCCATCCCTTGCAAGCAATCTCGTGCCTTCTTGTAGGGCATGTAATCAGGCAAAAGGAAGTAATAACTGGCTCTCTTGGATGAGAGACACCTTTGGTGTTACCCAAAGGGAACAACTCATTTTATCTCATATTAATTAATTATGGCCGCTCCTAAAAAACCAGGAAACCCTTGGAACCAATTTCCCAAGAAGAAAGCCCCTGGCAAACTGTCTACACGTACCCCTAAGCCTACTGTTACCCCTAGCCGCGCAGTTGGTGCTGGTGGCCCTCCTGCAGCCCCTCCTGGGCGTGGCGGCACTGGTGGTGGTAGCCGACGTGGTGGTGCCATTGTTAAAGCTTCAGGCAATGGTGCTAATACCTCAACACGGGTTAACCCTGTCAACGTTCGTGATGTTACTGGCCAACCCCGTGGCCAAGTCGCTGGATCTTCCAATAAAGGTTCGTTAGGTACTCCTAAGTCTCCAGCCAAACTTCCTGGTGGCTTACCTAAGCCTGCACTTCCTAAGGGTGCTGCGTCAACTGCTGGCAATGTTGCTAAGACTACAGGCAAAGGTTTGCTGGCTAAAGCTGCAGTCCCGGTTGATATTGCACTCACGGCCAATTCTATCTTTAACCCCAACAGCGAAGGCAATCAACAGCTGTCTAAGGCAGCTGCTGCAGTTAATAAGCGATTCTCCAGTAACTACGGTCCTCGATTTCAGAACCCTAATACCGGCGCTGTTTCCTCTAAAGGTGCCAAGCCTTCGGCACCCATGCCTAAGGGTTCAGGTGATGCACTACGCGAAAAGTCTTATGCTTCCCTCCAAAAGTTCCAAGTTCCAGCCGATAAGGTTCCTACAACTTCTAAGTCACCTTCTGTAGCCAGAATTTCTTCTAGCACTGCACAACCTGCTCGTTCTTCTGGCAGCACTGCAATGCGTCCTCCTGTCCGTTCCTCTTCTACTAAGCCTGCCGCCTCCCAGCCAGGACAGTCAAAGGATATGAATGAGAACTACAGGATCTGGGCCGCCGCTCACAAAGACTTGGCATCCAAAGTCAAGAAAGGACAAGCCGGTTACAACGCTATTGCGAAAGAAGCTGTCTCTGGTGTAGGCCCAGTGCGTGACTCTGCTTCCTACAAGCCTAGTGTTTCCAGCTCTGATACTGCCAGCATAGATAAGAAGGATTCACTCAAGATTGCATCCCTCGACAAGAAAAAGAAGAAGTAAATGGCTAAGGTAACTTCATCCAATACACGCAGTACACGTAAGACAACCCAACCAGTGCGCCAAGGACAAGATCCTTACCGTGCTAACCGTCAAGCTGTCTCTAAGGCTACTGTCTCCAAAAGTGGCGAAGGCGTCACACCTGGCTCTGCAAAGGTAACCACCGGTCAAGGTAAGCAACGGGTAACCCTCCCCAACCTTCCTAAGCCCACTACTGGTACTACCAACACCATTCGTGCCACTGGCGGTAACAGCACAGACGCCAAGATCAACCGTCTGTCTGCCCAGACTGCCCCAATCAGTGGTAACAGCCCGATTGCCCGTCAACCCAAGCCCAAGCCTAAGGCTGCTGCCAACTTGGCGAAGTCCCAACAGATGCTCCGTAATCAAATGGGACCCATTGCATCAGCTTTGGGTGGTGTTAAAAGCCTTGGTCTTCAGGCTATTGCTGAATCCGTGGCTCCTCGGCCTACGGCTAACCAAGATGTGGCTTATAACCAAAAGAAAGCTGCTGACGTTCTTAAAGTAAAGAAGAAGCGTACAGCGTAATCACCTCTTATTGACCCCTAGAAGCCTCTGCAAGGTGCCTCTGGGGGTCTTTCTATATATTCCCTTTATCTATGCCCTCAAAGCGTGCTACAGCGGCTCCTGAGAAGAGTACGTTAGATCTATTAAGGGAAGACTTCAAAGTCTTTCTTCAGGCCCTTTGGAATCAGCTTGAGTTGCCCTCTCCAACAAGAGCACAATACTCCATTGCTGACTACCTCCAACACGGTCCTAAGCGTTTACAGATCCAAGCCTTTCGGGGTGTAGGTAAATCCTGGATTACCGGTGCCTTTGTGTTGTGGACTCTTTTCAATAACAAAGAAAAGAAGATCATGATTATCTCAGCTTCTAAGGAACGGGCTGACAACATGTCCATCTTCCTTCAGAAGCTCCTGATTGAGACACCGTGGCTAGCCCACATGAGACCAAAAGATGACGCTTCTCGGTGGTCACGGATCTCCTTTGACATCAATTGCCCACCTCACCAGGCACCATCCGTTAAATCGGTCGGTATTACCGGTCAGCTAACCGGTTCACGTGCTGACCTCATGATTCTCGATGACATCGAGGTCCCTGGTAACTCCATGACCGAGATGATGCGTGAAAAGCTCCTTCAGTTATGCACAGAAGCTGAGTCTATCCTCACACCAAAGGCTGACTCAAGGATTATGTACCTTGGGACACCCCAGACTACCTTTACCATCTACAACAAGCTTGCAGAGCGCAACTACCGCCCCTTTGTTTGGCCCTCACGCTACCCCCGTGACCTAGCCAACTACAAGGGACTGCTTGCTCCCCAGCTTCAAGAAGACATTGAGAGTGGTGCTGAGAAGTGGCAGGTCACAGATCCTGATCGTTTCTCTGATGATGACCTCCTAGAACGGGAGGCTGCCATGGGGCGGTCCAACTTCATGCTTCAGTTCATGCTGGATACCAGCCTGAGTGACGCTGAGAAGTTTCCCCTTAAGTTCCAAGACCTCATCATTACCGCAGTTAACCCAACCCAGGCTCCTGACTCTGTGGTGTGGTGCTCAGATCCAAGGAATGTCCTTAAGGAACTGCCTACCGTGGGCCTACCCGGTGACTACTTCTACTCACCAATGCAACTCCAAGGTGAGTGGACCCCCTACACGGAGACCATTTGCTCCATTGACCCAAGTGGACGCGGTACCGACGAAACAGCAGCCACCTACATCAGTCAAAAGAATGGGTTTCTCTACGTTCACGAGATACGAGCTTATCGCGACGGTTATAGCGACAATACACTTCTTGACATCCTTCGTGGGTGTAAGCGTTACAACGTCACGAAGCTCCTCATCGAAACCAACTTCGGTGATGGAATCATTGCAGAGCTGTTCAAAAAGCACCTCCAGCAAACCAAGCAAGCCATAGACGTAGAAGAAGTCCGTGCCAACGTCCGTAAAGAGGACCGCATCATTGACTCCCTAGAGCCTGTCATGAACCAACACCGGCTCATCATTGATCGTGGCCTGGTGGAGTGGGACTACAACTCCAACAAAGACGCCCCACCAGAAGAACGCATCCTTTACATGCTGTTTTACCAGATGTCTCGGATGTGCCGGGAGAAAGGTGCCGTCAAACATGACGACAGATTGGACTCCCTAGCCCAAGGCGTCAAGTACTTCACAGATGCCCTGTCGATCTCAGCCCATGAGACCGTCAAACTACGGAAGCAGGAAGACTGGCAAGACATGCTGGACTCCTGGCTAGATGACCCCCAGTCAGCTGCTAATCACATGGTCTTTGGTATGGACCTCTCACAGCGTCAAAAGGCTCGTGGATTGGCTGGTAAAGGCGGTACACCCCTCTGGAAAAGACTGTAGAGGTTACTCGCAAGCTCGCTGTCATACCAACGGGTTTGAACAACAGGGACGTATACAGGGGAAGGAAGGGCCAAAGGGGGGAAGACGCTCTCATTGACTGGCGTCAATAAGACCAATCTTCCCCTTTACTGATGTCCTAAGCGAAGCGTGTGAAGGGACATCTCTTAAAGACACACTTCCCACTCCTTCTTACTAACAGGATTCAACCCAGTACTGGATCCTGTGAAACCCGATGGAACCGCCAAGGCCAACACGGAGCGAAGCGGAGTCTGAACCATCTAATTACTACTTATCCTACTGTATGGAGTACAAGTACGAAGGTAATACTAATGATACCTACATTAGTTATTTCCGTAACAGAGAAGGCCCCAATGGTATCCTAGTCTATTACAAGAATGTAAGCAGATTTGTTACCACCAGTAAAGGACTACGTGATGTCTTTGGACCTGCACGGTACACAGACAGTGTTAAGTCGGCATCGAAATGGTGTGATGAGATGATTGAGAAGTATGACTCAGTAGCAGCTGAGGTTACCCATTATCAGATTGTTAAGGATGGGTTCGGTCCTGAAGCACACGGTGATGAAGACCCAACAGCTAAGACGAGGATGGTTGTCTGATGGAACCCTTAAAGCTAAATATCTCTAAAGACCTGTATAAAAGTATCAATACTAAGATCCCTTGGTTGGATCACCTTCTCTTAGGCCTCCTGAAGGGCATAGAAGAGTGGTATATTGATCAGAAGGTAGTATCTGCCGTTGATGCGGCTATCGCTGAGTATGAGGCTCAGGAGGTTGTCTCAGAGAGCGCTCCTATTTACAGTGAAACAGAGGATGGGGAGATGAGATTGACTGCTCCTTGGTATATCCCTGAGAAAAATGACAAAAATGTCTGAAACCCCTTATCGTATGCTCAAGGACCCACGTTACCCCCAGTAGGGGTTACTTAGTGGGTGTATTTAGGTGTCTTATTGGTTACTTAGGCCGCGCTAGTTGTACAGTCTGACCGTGCCAGCTGGGCTGATGCAGGCTGCAGCGCCGCCACCCTGGTCTCAGTTGTTACTGCTATTGAGAATCACTCTCTTGTTATCTGTCTGGCCTTCGTATTGTTTGCATATATAGATCGCGCGCGGTTCCTTTCACTTGCCCACGACCGGGCAAATGTAACGGTTGCTAACAGAGCGATGCGCTTCGCTGTCACCTGCCCACTAGAGGATGTATAGTTGCTGCATGAGCGAAGGGGGGCCACGGGTCACCCACGCTTCAGACCTAGGCTTAGGCCCAGGCTCTGGAACATAGAAAACCGAATAAAGCAGTCAAGACCTAGGGTCAAGGCCGCCACACTGTTAGCTAGGCATGAGCACGGATGCTCCATGAGACCAAAGCTTGTGTGGGCTAGGGCAAACTTTAGGTTCTATCTTACTTGCCCACTAAACAAGGACGCACCACAATCAAACGGTAGGCATCACTTATAGCGCGATGCTTGGGTTCAAAACCCTTGCCTACCTATTGCTTCCTAATGAGGGAAGCATTCTTTAAACCATGGCCACGCTTTACATTCCTGAGACTGTAAGCCTACGGTTTACATTGTCCGAAGAATGCCCCATTGAAGAATATTTAATGGATGGCATCGTTAATGAATTCTTCCCACAAGATGACGGCACTAGTCAAGTAATTATTAAGGACGTAGATTTAGCGTTACTTGATAATCTAAACCCTGATGAGTTATGCGAGTTTTTAGGTATTGATACAGAGTTTGTGATAGCTGCAGAATGTTTCGATTCTATCCCTGCTTAACACAATTCACAATCACCAAGGAGTCAACCAATGGCTAAGCCTAAGTTAACTGTTAATGCCAAGCCTAGAGTTAAAGCTCAGGCAAAACATAAGGGGTTTGTAATCGACAAAGGATTAAGTCCTATTGATAACAAACCCTACGTTGCCATTGCTACAGTTAATTGCTCTAATCGCAAAACTGGCAATATGGTCCAGGTTTGGATCATGCGGGATGATGTTAACCCAGTGGTAGCAATTGCTACGGGTGACGATGTCAGCATTTGTGGCACCTGTCCACATAGAAAGAATGCTAAGGGTGAAAGGTCTTGCTACGTTAACGTTGGCCAGGCTCCGAATATTGTCTAGAAAACATATAAGCGGGGCGGTTATTCTACAGACCACAGCTACAACGACCTAGCAGCTATTTTTAAGGGACGTAAGATTCGCTGGGGAGCATATGGTGACCCTGCGATTATTGATCCCGGTGTTGTTATTACCTTGAATAAGTATGCAGCTGGGCATACTGGCTACACTCACATGTGGTCTTTAGATCATGCTCAAGAATTCAAGGGTTTGTATCAAGCAAGCTGCGATTCTCTCAAGGATTATATCGAAGCCTCAAGTATGGGCTGGAAAACATTTCAAGTGACTAGCAAGAATGCTACGTTAAAGAATGCTATCTTGTGCCCTGCTACTCGAGAGAATAGTAAGACCCAATGCATAACTTGCACCCTATGTGATGGCAACACTAAGGACGTGTATGTGCAAGCTCATGGATCTGGGGCAAAGTATGTAGCCTATGCCTAACTTATACACTAAGCAAGGATCATCGCCTTTGATGGTCCTTCTCTTTTTTATCTTTCACAATCACCACAAGGACGCACCCATTGCATGAAACTCAACGCCATCATTTTAACAGCTAGCCTATCCCTTTTTGTCTTGGGATTCTTCATCTCACCAAGTGCTAGCCAAGTTAATTCGTCAACGTGTTCAACTCAAGTTAACTAAGGACTCAATCATGCCCGCTAAAAAGTTTGGTTTTGTTAAACCTGTCAGGCTAACAATTACGCTGCCCAATCGTGTCTTCTCTATTTTAGAGGAGCAAAGCTACATTCAAGGACGCAGTATGTCTAACCTGGCTGCTGTAACCATTGAGAAAACATTGCTGAGGGATTATGTCAAAGCTTGATTCCTACTTCTGGAAACTACTTGATGCCTATCTTGAGGATTACTTTGTAGACCATGAAAACACTAACGAAGGACTTACTGAGGATGAGATCGAAGATCTTATGAACAATCCTAATTGGACTGGTTCGAGGTGTCACTACTGATGAGCTTCAACGCAAACACTATTTACAAGGCCGTGGATGTAGACCAATTGGCTAAAGAATGTAAGGACGCTATCACTCAGGATGATGTCTATGTTATTGTTGACAGTATGTTTGGCGAAGTTCATAGTATCTACCGATCTCATGCGAAAGCCATTACTGAATGCATAAAATTAGGTAATTTAGATCCTGATTACTGGACTATTGAAAAGCATGTGGTGCATTAACACTTACCTGGGTTGCGGTAATACGTAGCCCTTTTTTATTGCCCAACCCATTCACGATCACCACAAGGACTTACTCATGCTGACAACTTTTGAGGCCCAGTTCTTGACCGCTGACAATCAAACAAGGACCTGGTTGATCCGTTCACAAACCTATGCTCAAGCGATTCTGGCTGCTAAGGGCTTGTCTGACTTAGAGGACGGCACGTTAATTCGCGTTTTTAAAGAGTTTGTATGGTAATGGCTAAGAAGTATTTCCCTAATAACTGGCAAGAGTACAAGGACGAGCCCGACGATTCATTCATTCCACATACATTCCAAGAGTTAATGGAGTGGAAAGTAAGCGAATGGGAGTTGCCTCCCAGCATTTACTGCATCCTGCGGTGCATGAATCTTAAGACTGGCAAGGTCAAGGAACACGTCTACCAAAGCCAAGGACAGGCCTTTCGCAAGCTTGAACTGATGGCAAAAGATCCCGACATGGAGGTCACCATGTGTACTAACGAATTCATTGGCAAAACCGTCTCAACCCATGATTAACCAACTGTCCGACGACCGCTTCCATCAGTTGATCGAAGCCATTATGCAACATCCGCATAGTGACGAGCTTCAAGTATTGCTGGAACAACAGATGGAGGATGACACTTATGTGATCCTGTAACACCAGGAACGCAGCAGACCAGCCAAAGGCGGCTAGAGTATTTTTGTACTACCCCACAAGGACAGAGCCGATCCAGGTATTGAAGATTTATGACGTTGGTTTCAATTGGTTCCCTTTATGTCGGTTTGCAACAGGATTCAGTATGGTACTTATGCAGCTCATCTGCTGCGCTATCTATCCACGTGGGTAGGGTGTTGATAGAATTAGATAGACCCAAACACAGGTTACGTGGATCCACTCAAGCGGACGCTCACTGATCGCCCCATGGCTCAGGTGCTGAAAGCCTTTGAGCTGTTGCGGTTGATGGATCGGGAGATTCCAGGTCAATTGGTGAGTGCTTTTTTATACATAGCCTCCCATAATCCCTGCCATAAACAGGCCTTGGAAGAAGACTTGGATCTCGCTACATCCTCCAGTAGTCGTTTGGTTGATTGGTTATCTCACTATCACCGTTTGGGTAAGCCTGGTCTTGGCCTTGTAACTAAAACCAAGGACCCAACCAATTTCAGGCGGATCATCATCACACTCACCCCTAAGGGCGAATCTTTAGCCCGTCAAATGAAGGAGCATCTCTATGGAGACTAGCGTCAAAACGTGGGGACAGGCCCTGGACTATACGTTCAGGACCCGTCACACATGGAGACATGGAGCAGGAGCTAAACCTGCAGCCATTAATTGTGGCCATTTCACTCGGCTCAGGGGACGCAGCCTGCCGGTTGCCAAGATCGCCCCAGCCTTGATGTCACAAGTGTGCATTGAGTTGGAGGAGGAGGGAAAGTCTGATGCCACGATCAACCGTGTCGTCAGTGCGGTTTCCACTGTTCTCAATCACTGTGCCTTTGATGAACTCATTCCCACGCCATCTAAATTTAGACGCCGTAAGGAGGGCTCGCATCGCCTTACCTGGTTCAGCCAAGATGAGGTAGAGCAGTTTGTCTATGTGTCACTGAATACGTTCAACCGCCAGGACCTGGCTGATATCTCGTTGACTGCAGCCTACACAGGGATGCGTGTCAGTGAGTTATTCAAGCTGAAAGCCCGTGATATTGACCTGGGAACAGGGACAGTGTTTGTGGGTGGTCGGCCTGGCTTTGATACCAAGAATGGCGACTATAGGGCCGTACCCATTCATGATCGCATCAAGGGCTTGCTCTCTGATCGCATCGAACAGGTTGCTGCCAATCTTCCCATCTTTGGTGACGAGTGGAATGACAAGGACCAATTACTCCGGGCCTTTAAAAAGTCCAGGGACTTAATTGGTAAGGATGAAACCTATGTGTTTCACTCCTTTCGTCATAGTTTCGGTACCTGGTTAGCAGAAAAGAATGTAGCCATCCGCACGATCATGGACCTGATGGGACATAAACGTGTGGAGACCACATTGCGGTATGCAAAGTGTACCGACCAGGCAAGGACTGCAGCGATTGACTTGATTTGAGGTGTACCTTCACAATCGTCAAATCGGCCTGTGGGACCTAGTCTAAGCGTGACTACCGGTGCCGTGATACGCTGCTTTCGGCTTCAAGCGACGGAGATTCTCACTGAGTCCCATCGCTGGAATCCCTTCGCGGATGTGGCGGAATTGGTAGACGCGCTAGTTTCAGGTACGCTAGTGACTTCTGCCTGCTAGTGCATAGGCCAGTCCACAAGGGCTGGCTTCTCTTTTGCTGCAACGTATCCACTCAGCAAGCAATCTTCTATACGGATCTAACGCACAAGTCTTATGCACACACCAGCCCAAATTGATGCCCAGGTTGAATTGGAGAGGGAGGCCATGCGCCAGGGGCTCAAGCGGCTGCAGGACAACACCACCCAGCTAGAGCAGCGCAGCTATGCCAGCGCCAGCATTTACGGGATCAGCTCCATAGAGCAGCTGATGGGGCCCTTGGTGGACCTGATCAAGGAGACCAGCCACGACCGCGTCAAGCGGGCCACAGGCCAGTTCGCAACTGTCAAGGTCTACATGGCTGAGCTAGAGCCACTAGCCGCTGCTGCCATCGCTCTCAAGCTCACCTTTGACAAGGTGTTTGGCTACAGGGATAAATCCAACCAATTGGTCACCGTGGTGGAAGCCATCGGTTCAGCCATCGAGGATGAATGCCAGATGCGCTTCTACGAGCGGGAGGCGCCAGGTCTGCTTCATGTATTGAAAGAGAACTACTGGCATAGGAGTTGTGGCACAGCCCAAAAGCTGCGCTCCGTCCAGACCCTGATGAACCGGCATGACATTTGCTGGAAAGCCTGGGGCAGATCCAACTGCATCAAGTTGGGGACATGGTTACTGGAATGCATCATCCAAGTCAGTGGTTGGTTTGAAAAGGAGACACGCAGGGAAGGTCGTAAAACGCTCAATTATGTGGTTCCTACTCCTGAATACCTAGCCATCAAAGACCAAGTGATGGCCACTGCTGAGTTGTTTGCTCCCTTGGCCTGGCCGATGCTGATTGAGCCCAACGATTGGGGCGAGAACCGTTCCGGTGGCTACCTTCTTAACGAAGTGATGCGTGGCCATGACATGGTGCGCCGTGGACAACAGGGACGTATACAGGGAGAACAGATCTACCTCTTTCTCAACCACCTCCAGAAGGTTGCTTACCGCATCAATCCATTTGTCTATGGAGTGGCCAAGCAGCTGATGGAGAGGAGAGTGAGGGTAGGTAAGTTTCTCCCTATTGTGGAGATGCCCTTACCTGTCAAACCCTTTGACATTGCTGAGAACTACGATGCCCGAAAGGATTATCGTAGGAGAGCAGCAGAGGTAAGGAATACCAATGCCCATGCGTTCAAGGCTTCTTGCCGGACACGCATGACTATGGAGACAGCTGCGCGTTTCATTGACAAGGAACAGTTCTTCCTTCCTTGGTCGCTGGATTATCGGGGTAGGGCTTACCCAATCCCCGCTTTCTTGACGCCACAGGATACAGACTTTGGGAAAAGCTTGCTGCGCTTTGCGACAGAGTCTTATATGACCCCTGAAGCAGAAGACTGGCTCGCTTTCAGCGTTGCTACTACCTACGGCCTAGACAAGGCTCCCATGGCTGAGAGGCTGGAGTGGACTAGAAAGCACCATCACCTCATTGAGGCGGTGGCTACCGATCCACTAGGCAATCTAAGTGAATGGGAAGCAGCAGAAGAGCCTTGGCAATTCCTTGCAGCTTGTGAGGAGTTCTATCATTGCTGTATAGCCTGTACTAGGCAATTTACTGGTCTTATGGTGGCAACGGATGCCACTTGTAGTGGCTTGCAGATCTTGGCTGGCCTCGCTCGGGATAAAACCTGTGCCAAGCTCGTCAATGTCTTACCTAGTGAAAGACCTCAGGATGCCTATAAGGTTGTCGCTGAGGTGGCAACACCAGCCTGTCCTGAATCCATCCAACCCTATATGGATCGCAAGGTCACCAAACGGGTTGTGATGACCATTCCCTATAACGCTAAACCTTTTTCCAATCGAAGCTACATCCGTGAAGCTTTAAAAGATAAGGAGGTTGAGATCAGTAAAGAAGATCTCACTCAGACAGTTAAGGCTGTAAGAGCAGCAATGTGGGAGGTCGTTCCTGGTCCTATGGCCGTCATGGATTGGATCGAAAAGGAGGTCACTGCTCTGATCCATAGGGGTGTGACAGAAGTTTCTTGGACAACGCCTTCTGGTTTTATTGTTACCCAGAAGTTAATGAAAAAGAAATTTGAACGTTTGCAGTTACACCTTCTTGGAGAGTGTGAGGTACGAGTGGCAACGGGTGACACCGATGAGGTGGACATCAACCGCCATAAAGCTGCAACTGCACCGAATCTGATCCACAGTTTAGATAGTTCACTTTTACACCTGGCTTTCACAAGGTTCAGCGCACCGTTCAGTGTCATTCATGACTCTGTCCTGTGTCGTGCAACAGATATGTCCCAACTATCGGCAGTAGTTCGGGAAACCTATATGCACCTGTTTGCTGAACAAGATTACCTTTCCGATTGGGCAAAACAAATCGGAGCCCTTTACCCGCCGCCGATCATTGGGGATCTAGAACCCGAATCCGTGATCGAATCCACCTATTTTTTCTGTTAAAAACCTGTCCACATGGCACAATCTATTCACGTAACCAAACAGCCTGTAACTCTTGAAGGTTATCAAGCTGTGATGAAACCTAGTAAGTTTGGCTTTTCACTACATGCATTGGTAGGTAGTGAGCTGATTGACACACTCGAAGAGGATCGTGCTGATGCTCTCAAGTGGAGTGAATCAAAGCTGAAGAACCCTAAGCGCAGTGTCTTGAAGCCTGAGCCCTGGGAAGAAGTCAGTGAAGGTCAGTACAAGGTTAAGTTCACTTGGAATGAAGAGAACAAACCTTCTATTGTTGATACTGAAGGTACCTTGATTACTGATGAGAACATGCCGCTTTACAGTGGCTCTCAAGTTAAGTTGGCCTTCCGTCAGAAGCCTTATGTCCTTAAGGATGGGGTGACTTATGGTACCAGCCTCAAGCTTGTCGGCATTCAGGTTGTCGCACTAAGTTCGTCAGCCGGTGTGGATCGTGGTGATATGAGTGATACGGAAGTTGCTGAACTCTTTGGCACTACCCGTGGCTTTAAGACCCAAGACCCTAATGTCACCGCGCCTGAGGAAGTCGTAGGTGATGACGACTTCTAGTGAGAAGCAAACTTGAAGAGAAAGTCGCTCAGCTCCTCAAGGAGTTGGGCGTTTCTTTTGAGTATGAGTCAACGAAGGTGCCGTACATACTTCAATGTAACTATACCCCAGACTTCCTGCTCCCCAATGGTATCTATCTAGAAACCAAAGGGCTGTTCTCACCTGAGGATCGCCGCAAGATGGTTGCCGTTAAAAAGAACAATCCTGAACTTGATATCAGGATGGTCTTTCAGGCACCCTTCAACAAAATTGAGAAAAGGTCTAAAACCACCTACGCCCAATGGTGCGAAAAGAACGGTTTTAAATGGTGTTCATTTACTTCCATCCCAATTGACTGGTTGACATGACTATCGACAAAAAAACTGCTTACACACAAGTTGTTGAATACTTCTCTGACACCTTGGCTGATGCTGAGGATGCAGTAAAGAACGGAGTACTGACTCCCGATGATGTTGTTGACGCCTTTGTAGAGGCCATCGACGACTGGCACTCTTATTTCATTGATACTGCTGCTACCTATGCATCCATTGCAAAAGCAGTGCGAGAGCGAGTTTCTCAGGCATGAGCCCTGTGTGAACTGCGGCAGTAGTGATGCCAATAGCTTATATAGCGACGGGCATTCCTACTGCTTTTCTTGTACTACCTATACTCACCCAACTGGTGAGGCTTATTCACAATCACCACGCATGTCAAATGTTCAACTCCAAGGTTCAGCCCAAAGGCTGCAAAAACGAGGGTTGTCTGAGAAAGTCTGTGACAAATACAAAATCTACAGAGATGGAGACCTGCTGCGCTTCTACTACTTCAGTAGTGACGGTATCCTCAAGGGCTGCAAAGTAAAGACAAAGGACAAAGATTTTAGATATGAAGGAGAGACAGATGGCACCTTCTTTGGACAACACTTATTTCCTTCCACTGGAAAACGAGTGGTCATTACAGAAGGGGAACTCGATGCAGCTTCGTGTTATTCAGCTATGGAGGGCTGGCCGATGGCCTCTCTGCCTAGCGGTGCCGCTTCGGCAAGAAAGGCGATCCAAAGGAATCTCGAATGGTTACAGGGCTATCAAGAGATTGTCCTGTTCTTCGACAATGACGCTCCAGGCCGTAAAGCAGCGGAGGAAGCGGCAGGGGTCTTACCACCTGGCAAGGTCTCGATCGCTCGCATATGCGAACCGTATAAAGACGCAAGCGATGCGCTTCAAGCCAATGACCCTGAAGCAATTCGGAGAGCTATTTGGGATGCCACCCCGTACAGGCCGGATGGCATCGTTGAGGGCAGGTCTCTTTTAGAACTAGTTACAACGCCTAACTCACCACATGATTACGAATACCCCTTCAAAGGGTTACAGGAAAAGCTCCACGGGATTCATAAAGGCGAACTCATCTCGATCACAGCAGGATCTGGCATCGGGAAGAGTTCCTTCTGCCGGGAGCTTGCAACTCACTTACTCAACAACGGGGAACGAGTTGGATACCTGGCTCTGGAGGAGTCCAACCGACGCACAGCCTTAGGGCTGATGTCTGCTGCTGTAGGTAAATCCCTACACATTGGTGAACATGATCGAGCTACGTTGGTTGAAGCTTATGAGTCTTCACTAGCCAACTGGGATCTTTACCTATTTGATGGTTTCGGGAGTTATGATCCCGACATTATTTATAATAGGATTGAGTATCTAGCTACTGGTCTCGATACCAAGATTGTCTTCCTTGATCACCTGTCAATCCTATTGAGTGGGTTGGATGGAGATGAGCGAAGGATCATTGACCAGACCATGACGAAGCTCAGGTCGCTGGTGGAGCGCACGGGAATCACTTTATTCCTTGTGTCTCACCTGAAGCGTACCTCTGGTGATCAGAACCACGAAGAGGGGGCACGGGTAACTCTGGGTCAGCTTCGAGGCAGTGCGGCCATCGCGCAGCTGTCAGATTCTGTTATAGCCCTAGAGCGCAACCAACAGGCTGCTAATGGTGGAAGCTCCACTGTGGTACGTGTTCTAAAGAACCGCTTTAGCGGTGAAGTAGGGATTGCATGTCATCTTGATTACGACCTGTCCACTTGTAAATTCATAGAAACTAAAGTAGATGAAGAATTCGACGCAACTCAAGACTTCTGATCTTCCAGGCTATACCACTGTGATGTACGAGCAGCCTGATGGAACATTCCTGACAGCTATTAGTCCTGAACCGCCAACAGCTGAGGCAATTGCTAAGGCTCAACCCTTTAGGGCTGACATTTTGAACAAGATGGAAGCAATCATTAAAAATCCTTCGTATCAGATTACTGGATGAACCTAATCTTTGACTTAGAAACAGACGGTCTTTACGATGATGTTACCTGTATCCACTGTATCTGCATCCATGACCTTGATGCTAAACAAACCCTTGTCTTTAATGATACGGGTAGTGAGCAGCCTGTGGTTAAGGGTATCCAAATGCTTGAAGATGCCAGCCATTTAATTGGCCATAATATCATCTCTTACGACATACCTGTAGTTCGCAAACTATTTCCCTGGTTCAATACAGACGCTACTCTTTTAGACACCTTAGTCCTGTCACGCATCTATCACGCTGACAGAACTAATGAAGACTACGAGAACAGGAAGCCTAAATGGAAGCACATGCCCCTTCAGTTAATTGGCAGACATTCTCTTGAATCCTATGGCTACCGCCTAGGTGAATACAAGGGTTCCTTTGGTAAGACTGCCGATTGGAAAGAATGGAGTCAAGAGATGGAGGACTACATGGTGCAAGACGTAAACGTAACCAGGAAACTATGGAATTATTTCCAACCATACCTGACTGGGTCTCTCTAGAGCACCATGTCGCACAGATCCTTACTGACCAAGAAATCTATGGATGGAGCTTTGATGAAAGAGCTGCATGGGAACTTGAATCAACTCTCCGACGAGAGCTTGAAACACTTACTCAATTACTTCGCGGAAGGCATCCTTACGTTGCAGGGCCATCGTTCAATCCAAAAAGATCTAACAAGACACAGGGGTACTTCACAGGATGTGAGTCAACAAGGCTGAAGGAATTAAACCCTTCATCACGTGATCACATTGCCTGGATCTTTCAAACCTTCTATGACTGGACACCCACTGAATTCACAGATAAGGGCAAAGCATCAATTGACGAAACAGTCCTCAAGGAAATTGGAACCCCAATTGCCCTTCAGTTCTTCAGGGTACTTGAACTCACGAAACAGCTTGGACTCCTCAGTGAGGGTGTTAATGCCTGGCTCAAACTCGTACGCGATGGTCGGATCCACCACAACTGTAGTGTCGCCACTGCCACACATAGATGTGCCCACCGTAAGCCCAACCTTGCCCAGGTTCCCGCAGAAGAAGATTTCCGCAAACTATTCAGAGCAACGCCTGGCTTACAGATGGTCGGCGCTGATCTTGCTGGGATTGAGCTTCGTATGTTGGCTCATTATCTGGCACGTTTTGACGGGGGTCGGTACGCCGACATCCTCCTCAACGACGACATCCACCAAGTTAATGCAGACAAGATTGGCATTTCCCGTAGGGCCGTAAAGACTGTTACTTATGCATTCCTTTATGGAGCTGGGGATGAAAAGATTGGGTTATCCTTCGATCCCTTGCTTCCCAAGAACAAGGCAAGAAAAAGGGGTAAGGAGATTCGTCAAGCATTTATGGATGCTATCGACGGTCTGGAGACCCTAGTAACCAAAGTAAAAGAGAAAGCTGCTGGTGGGTACATCAATGCTATTGATGGTCGGAAGATCAGCGTAGATGGTACACACAAGGCTCTCAATTACTTGCTGCAGTCCAGTGCTGGTGTTATTGCCAAACGCTGGATGGTAACGGCCCACGATACTATCCAGGCTACAAATATTAATGCACGACAATTAGCCTTCGTGCATGACGAACTTCAATTTGAAACTAAACCTGAGTATGTAGATGACCTTAAGCTTGCACTTACCTTTTCAGCAGTACACGCTGGAGAGTATTACAACTGCCGATTGCCCATCGAAGCAGAAGCAACAGTCGGAAAGTCCTGGGCTGAAACTCACTGACTCAAGCAGGCTTGGTGACATTGCTGAGTATGTCGTTGTTACCGAAGCCCTTAAGCGAGGGGCCGACGTTTATAAAAACGTGGGTTGTACTGGCAAAACTGATATTGTTATTGCAATAGAAGGAGCGACACTTCATATTGATGTGAAGGTCGAAGAGTGGAGTACAACCGCTGGTAGGTACTACTCACGTGGTGTCTGTGGAGCTACTAAGGATCGAGTACTTGTAAATCCATCCACTTGGCAAGTTAGGTGGCCTAAGGGCAAAGCTCCTAATGGCTGGGAATCATTCTGGAATTAACTTATGGCATCTAAATCAAAAACAACCTTAAGCCGGAAACCATTCGAGTCTCGGGCCAAATACAAAACAACTAAACAAGGAAACGGTTTACGTTCCAAACCATCACATGGTCGCAAACTAAAGCGGGGTCAAGGATGAGCTTGCTTATAGATGCAGACTTCATTGTCTACAAATGCTGTGCTTTTACTGAAACCGAGATCGACTACGGAGAAGACCTAATTGTCGTCACTTCAAGCTTCTCAGATGCCTACAACTTTGTGCAACGGGAGTTGTACAAGATCGCATCCGACGTTGGAGTTTACGATGATACTATTCTTTTCTTTAGTGATAGCGTTAACTTCCGTAAGACTGTCGATCCTGATTACAAAGGTCACCGTAATCGCAAAAAACCTTGTGGCTACAAAAGGGTCATCAATGCGTTAAAAGCGGAATATCCAGTGCATCAAATGCCGACCCTAGAGGCTGATGATGCGATGGGTATCTGGGCTACTAAAGAGCCTGGTCACATCATCTGCTCCCCTGATAAGGACATGAGACAGATTCCTGGAGACTTGTACGACATGTCTACTGGTGTGGTCACAATCACCAAAGAGGAAGGCTTCAACTGGCATCTGATCCAAACAATGGCTGGTGATCAGACAGATGGTTATGCCGGTGTTCCTGGTATCGGTATCAAAAGAGCTGTATCCCTGCTCGATGCTGATGGGTACACGTGGGAGACAGTCCTACAAGCATTCCTTGATAAGGGTCTTACTGAAGAAGATGCACTTCGGAATGCCCGACTAGCAAAAATCCTTCAGAACGATGACTATGACCACGAACTCCAGCAACCGAAGCTTTGGACCCCCACCTCCTCCAGTGATGGAGTTGACGATGGAACAGCAATTCAAGCTGAGACAGATTGAAGACGCATTGCGTAATCCTGAGAGCAAAAAGGAAGACATCATCACGATCTTCCTAGCTCTACAACGCCAGTCCTATGTACTGGGAAATAACATGAGCAATCTTATTAAGCAATGGCCGTTACAAACATCACAGGACCAAGCTACTACAAGCGTGGCCAAATCCAAGTTTGGGATTTCATCCGAGACCAAGAGCTGAACTTTCACCTTGGGAATGCTATCAAATACATCTGCCGTGCAGGCTACAAGGAAGATCGAATTGCTGATCTAACCAAAGCAATCCATTACCTACAAAACGAACTTGAACATGAAATCCTATTCAAAAAGGAAGTCGAAACTCAGCGAACAGGCTCAGGAATTCAGGACCGCTTTCCGGGTGAGCAACAGTACAACGCCAGCTTCACGGACTACGCAACGGACTTTGATCGTTGAGGAGTTCAAGGAATTCCTAGAGGCTGAAAACTTTCTATTTCGTAATGGAAAGGTCTTTCACGAAGAAGCCTTGAAAGAGTTGGCTGACCTTGTATATGTCTGCTATCAGTATGCCACCAACATCGGTTGGGACTTGGATGAGGCACTGGACCGTGTACATGAATCCAATATGTCCAAGCTTGATGAAGATGGGAGGCCTATCTATCGGAGTGATGGAAAGGTCTTGAAGGGGCCGAACTATAAGCCACCTAACCTTAGTGATCTTGTTTAATTACCTATGGCAACTTTACAGCAACTAATTAAGGTCAACAGTGACATTGAAAAGGCAAAGGAAAGGCACGACGCATTGTGCTTTAAGCGTAAACAATTGGTAGATGAGCTGGAGCTTAACAAGCCAATTGGTTACTACGCAGGCAAGGCTGAAACACTTGTGACCATCAACGATAAGCCTCACCGAATTTGGGTTTATTCGTACGGTGAAGTTTCTATTGAAGAACTAGCATTTAACTAATGAAAAAAGATCTTATTGCCCGTACCGGACGAGTGCAATCTTGGATTGACGATCCGACCTCCCGACTGCCTGTGTCTTGCACAGTGTTTGTTGTGGAAGACGAGATGGAGGGTCCTAATGGTATTGAGGCCAGCTGGCGCTTTGCTAGCCACGCGCTCCGCTTTGGGGCTGGGTGTGCCATTCACCTATCCAAGCTGCGTGCCAAGGGTCGTGAGAATGGTAAAGGGCTTGTGGCATCTGGTCCGGTGTCCTTTGCCAAGATCTATTCCACACTGAATGAGATCCTACGTAGGGGTGGTCATTATAAAAATGGAGCTATTGTATGTCATCTTGATATTGATCATCCTGACATCATTGAGTTTGTCACTGCTAGCCGGGCTGATCTGCCTTGGGTTAAACGCTGTGTCAACCTTACTACTCTTAAGTGGGGTGAAACCACCCCCGAAGTGAAGGCTGCAGTACTGGCTGCTATTGCACGGGGGGACGTGTGGCTAAACAAGTCAAAAATAGGACCTGATGGAAACCGAATCTACGGGAATGTCTGCCTTGAGGTATACCTGCCCTCACGCGGCACATGCCTTCTGCAACACGTCAATCTCGGTGCCTGTGACATCGAAGACATCGAACCAGCTTTTGTTACTGGTATGTCCGAGCTGTGTTCTCTCCATAGTAAGACAGGTGTTGGCGGATCCGGAGAATATCTAAACCCTGAGGTAGACCGGCAGGTAGGTCTTGGGATGCTTGGCCTTGCCAACCTATTGGCACGGCATGGTGTGACCTATGAAGCCTTTGGAGAAGCCCTTGAGGATCTCCGTGGCAACGAACCATATGAGCGGACTGGGGCACATGTACTCGCTTCTAAACTACAACGTGGAATTGAAGCTGCTGCAGAGGTGGCTCGTTATAGCGGGATGGTACGTGCATTTGCAATCGCTCCTACCGCTTCATGTTCGTACCGCTACACCGACTCACTGGGCTTCACAACAACGCCAGAAATTGCTCCCCCGATCTCTCGGCAAGTGGACCGCGATAGCGCCACTTTTGGGGTTCAGTCTTTCGACTACGGCAATGTGGAGATTGCCAGTGAGGTAGGTTGGCAAAACTATAAGAGGGTTGTTGATGGCATCCTTCGTCTGCTGGACAGCACAGGTCTGCTCCACGGTTACAGCTTTAATAGTTGGTCCGATGTGGTCACCTATGACGAAGCGTTTATTGAAGAATGGTTGGCTTCACCGCAAACCAGTCTTTACTATTCTCTCCAAGTTATGGGTGATACTCAGGATAAATCAGATGCATACGCTGCACTGAGGGATGCTGACATTGACTCATACCTGGAGGACATTTTGAATGAATCCCCAGATTGTGAGTGCGGCGAATGAACCCTTATCAGAAACTACAGAACAGAAAGCGTAAGTGGACCCCTGTGCAAACCACAGCCGGTCCAGTGGTCGAGGGTGCCGAGGAGACAATCTTCCGTGCCCTGGCAATGCGCCACATGGAGCTACCCGTTGGCGACTTTATTAAAGACTCTCTAGATGAAATTCCAGACCTATCGCGGGACCTACTGCGATCCAATATCACAGACGAAGAGAACCACGATTTGGCTCTCGGTTACATCACCAACGCTCTTGGGATGGATGAGAAAGCTGAGGCGGAAGCAAAGCGAATTAGAGATGCTTGGACGGCGCATCCAGATCACACGGTCCTCAAAGCAATGGTGGCCGAGCGTGCAATCTTCTTCGTATTACTCCCATTCTTCCGCTTTAATGGTGACGCTGGCCTACGAACGGTAAGTGCTGACATTAGCCGTGATGAACAAATACACGTTGCCGCTAATTCTTTGGTCTGCCGTGAGTTGGGCCTTGTGGTCTCTCCAAGTCTTGACAAACTAAGGAAAGCAACAATCAATTGGGTGATGCAACCTTTGGGTAAATCATCCAACAAATATCTTGATAAAAAATTTTGGCTGGATACCAGTGATTCGTTGATGTATTCAGGTAAAGCCGAAGGGCTTCTGGAAACACAGCGTGCACGTATGCCAGCGTTCTTTGAACATGCAAATCCAAACCTCCCACAGTACGCTTAACATTGGCTTGACTGTGGATGTATTAATGGGGGAGTTAGAGAAGGTTTACCCTAACTCTTTGCCCACGCCACATGATGCTTATGAAACCATTATGTATCGTGCTGGTCAACGCTCCGTAGTGGAGTGGATGAAACAACGTATTCAAATAGAGGAACTTTAATTATGTGTGGCGGTGGAGAAAAGCGCGCACGTCGCGCTGCAGAACGTGCTGCAGAACAGCAGGCACAGCAATTTGAACAATCACTTCAAGCTGCTGAACAACGTAACCAACAGATTGTAGAAGCTATCAAGCCTACCTATAAACCGTACACCCCAGATCCCATTGATACTGGTGCATCGTTGAAAGACAATGGTGGTGTACAGAAAAAGAAATCAAGGAAGTCAAGCATCATTGATGCAAGTAAAGGTGTTGCATCCCTACGTATCCCACTAAACACTGGCGGTACTGGTGGTAGCCCTGGTCCCAATATTGGTTAATTAAATGACAGCACGTAGTAGGTACGATCATCTAACCAGCTACCGTTCACAATTTCTAGATACAGCTATTCAATGTTCTGAGCTTACCCTTCCGTACCTTATCCAACGTGATGAAGTCCGGGTAACTCATAAGACGCTTAAGCAGCCTTGGCAATCAGTTGGTGCAAAGGCGGTGGTGACATTAAGTTCCAAGCTAATGCTTGGGTTGCTACCTCCTCAGACCACCTTCTTTAAGCTTCAAGTTCGTGATGACAAGTTAGGTGCTGAACTACCTGCACAAGTCAGATCTGAACTTGATCTTAGCTTTGCCAAGATGGAGCGTATGGTCATGGATTCTATTGCTGCTTCCAGTGATAGGGTAACCGTTCACCAAGCTCTCAAGCATCTTGTGGTTGGTGGTAATGCTCTGATTTACATGGGCAAAGATGGGTTGAAGAACTACCCATTGAATAGGTATGTCGTAGAACGAGACGGGAACGGTAACATACTTGAGATCGTCACCAAAGAACTAATCAACAAAAACCTTCTTCCTAAAGAGTTTCACGATTCGGATAAGGTTGTTAATCGTGTCAGTGATAATGGGTTCTCGACTGGTGATGACGTTGAGGTTTTCACTCACGTACGTCTAGACAACAACCGTTGGTTGTGGCACCAGGAAGCTCTTGATAAGAAGATACCTGGCACAGAAGGTAAGGCTCCAAAGGATGCAAGCCCCTGGCTGGTATTGACCTTCAATTCTGCTGATGGGGAGAACTATGGTCGGGGTCGGGTGGAAGAGTTCCTTGGAGATCTCAGGTCTCTGGAAGCTCTTGCTCAAGCTCTGGTTGAAGGGTCAGCAGCAGCTGCAAAGGTTGTCTTTGTGGTATCACCTTCTAGTACCACTAAGCCCCAGACTCTTGCAGCAGCTGGTAACGGTGCAATTATTCAAGGTAGGCCAGATGATATTGGTGTAATTCAAGTTGGTAAGACAGCAGATTTTGCTACTGCTTCCAACATGATGACCATATTGGAGCGGCGTATTGCTGAAGCTTTCTTGGTTATGAATCCAAGGAATGCAGAAAGAGTTACAGCGGAAGAAATTCGTCTTACTCAGATGGAGCTGGAAGCCCAACTTGGAGGACTATTCAGCCTTCTAACTGTTGAGTTCCTAGTGCCTTATTTGAACCGCAAGCTGCTTGTTCTGCAACGTTCTGGTGAACTACCACGTATTCCAAAGGATCTTGTTACACCAACCATTGTGGCTGGTATTAACGCTTTGGGTCGTGGGCAAGACCGTGAAGCCTTGACAACGTTCCTTGGCACTATTGCCCAAGCACTAGGTCCAGAGGCTTTGCTCAAGTTCATCAATGTAGATGAGGCAATTAAGCGTCTTGCTGCAGCTCAAGGTATTGATGTGTTGAACCTTGTTAAGTCCATGGATCAACAACAGCAAGAGAAAGATGCAGCAATGCAACAGCAACAACAAATGATGATGATGCAGCAGGCACCTCAACTACTTAAGGCACCTATTGCTGACCCCTCTAAGAACCCTAATGCCGAAGAAGCTATCGCCTCAGTAATGGGCGGTGGTGAGGAGGCTCCCCCGATTGAATAATTGTAATGGCCGAAACACTTACGTATGATCCCACACCCGATGCTGAGGTTATGTCCTCCATCGAGGCAGATGAGTCAGAATCTCTTGCTATTGGATCAGAACTAGAAGCTGAACATGAATCGCTTCTTGCTGGTAAATACCAGAATGCTGAAGAGCTAGAACAGGCATACCTTGAACTTCAACGGAAGCTCGGCTCTAATGACGAGGCTGAAGAAGAAGTAGAGTATGAGGATGATGAAGCTCCTGATGAAGAGGAGCAAGACGAAAGCGAAGATCCATATGTTGACTTTCTTTTTAATGTCAACGATGAGTTCGCTGAGAACGGTGCACTAAGCGAAGAGACGCTGGCACAGTTTGACAACCTTGCTCCACGTGACATCGTTGATGCTTACTTCCGCTTCCAACAGCAACAGGAACAAGCTGAACCAAGTGTTGTTGAGTTATCGACAGCAGAGGTTGGTGAAATCCAGAATGCCGTTGGAGGACCAGCTGCATATCAGCAACTTACCAGTTGGGCTGCTGATAACTTTGCTCCTGCTGAAATCGAAGCATTCGATCAGGTTGTTGAATCTGGAAACATGGGTGCAATTAACCTTGCCCTACAAGCTCTCTATTATCGCTACACAGATGCCATGGGTTACGAAGGACAAATGATTCAGGGTAAACCTGCACGTTCACAAGATGTCTTCCAAAGTCAGGCAGAGGTGGTACGTGCAATGAGTGACCGAAGGTACGACCGTGACCCCGCCTATCGACAAGAAATTGTTGAGAAGCTTGGTCGCTCTGACCTGGAGTTTTAAGTTAACAAGCCCAATACCTTGCGCGTAGTGTTGGGCTTTTTTGTGTAGGCGGCAATATAAAAGTCCTTTGCAAACAAACAATGCTACCTCTTCTAACTACACTGTCAGTGATCACCAGTTGGTACGGTCCAGGCTTCCACGGAAACCGAACGGCCAACGGTGAACGATACAATCAAAACGGTCTTACTGCAGCTCATAAGACTCTACCGTTTGGAACCAGACTTAAGGTCTGCTTTAGGCAGTGTGCTGTTGTCAGGGTTAATGATCGTGGTCCCTACATCCATGGTAGGTCCATTGATCTTAGTAAAGGAGCGGCTGATGCTATCGGTCTCACGAACTCTGGAGTTGGACGAGTTAAATTAACTCGACTAACCTAACACTTCTCTATAGAAGTATTTTTGATTGGGGGCACCTCAGTGTCGGACCCCCTTTCTATTGGCTATTGGCCCGTACGCGGATACCCTTTAGCCGGATGACGGTGGGAGAGACCACAACAAAATAGGCTACAAAATTTTCCAAAGCTTTGGGGAGAATTCAACAACAACTCTCTCTTTCAAATGGCACAACAATCTTCCGTTAACCCGGCTCAAGTAACGATGCCGGGTGCGTCCAACTCCACTGGAGATCGGCGCGCACTCTACCTGAAACTGTTTTCGGGTGAGATGTTCAAGGGCTTTCAAAACAATGCGATTGCCCGCGACTTGGTTATGAAGCGTACCTTGAAGAACGGCAAATCAATGCAGTTCATCTATACAGGTCGCACAACGGCTGAGTATCATACGCCCGGAAATAGCATCCTTGGTAATACCGATGGTGCGCCTCCTGTGGCTGAGAAGACCATCACCTGTGATGACCTCCTCGTTAGCTCTGCTTTCGTCTACAAGCTGGACGAAGTTCTTTCTCACTACGATCTGCGTTCTGAAATCAGCCGCAAGATTGGTTATGCTCTCGCCGAGAAGTATGACCGTTTGATCTTCCGTTCGATTGCACGTGGTGCTCGTCAAGTTCACCCTGTCAGCAAGGCTGGCTTTGTTGAGCCTGGTGGTACCCAGATCCGTGTTGGTACTTCTGCCAACCAATCTGATGCTTTCAGCGCCTCCGCTCTGATCACTGCTTTCTACGATGCAGCTTCTGCATTGGACGAAAAGGGTGTGACCCAAGACGGTCGCGTGGGTGTGCTTAACCCCCGTCAGTACTACTCCTTGATCCAAGCGATTGGTACGACTGGTCTGATCAACCGTGATGAGCAAGGCGACAGCCTGCAGAACGGTAACGGCATCATCGAGATTGCCGGTATCAAGATCTACAAGTCGATGAACATTCCGTTCCTCGGTAAGTACGGTACTGCCTATGGCGGCACCACTGGTGTCACTTCGCCTACTAATGTGGGTTCCTTCATTGCTCCTAGCATTGAAGCAGCTACTGCTAGCGACACCGGTATCCGCAACGAGTATGGCGGTGCTGCTGCATTCAACAGCTCCTGCGGTTTGATCTTCCAACGTGAAGCAGCTGGTTGTGTTGAGGCCATTGGTCCTCAAGTGCAAGTCACCAGCGGCGACGTGTCGGTGATCTACCAGGGCGATGTGATCCTTGGCCGTCTGGCCATGGGTGCTGACTACCTGAACCCTGCAGCAGCTGTTGAGCTGTTTGCTGGTACCGGTACTGCACCTACCTCTTTCTAAGTCCTTCTGGGGATCCTTCGGGGTCCCCTTTTTTTATATCAAAAAAGATATGCCTGCTCCTACTTATGCTGTGTCCACAGAACTGGATGCTGTTAATCAAATATTAAGCTCGGTGGGACAGGCACCTGTCACCACACTTGACTTGCAGAACCCTGAGGTTGCCATTGTGCTCACCACCTTGAGGGAAGTCAACAAGCAAGTACAGTCAGAAGGTTGGGTCTTTAATACAGAACGGAATTATGTATTATCTCCTGATGCAACCACGAAGGAGATTGCATTCCCTACCAACGCTTTAAGCATTGACACCAACGTTTACGAACATAATGCAAGCTATGATCCTGTTCGGCGGAACGGTAAGTTGTACGACCGCTACAACCACACCTACGAATGGGGTACTGATATCCACGCTGACATTGTTTGGTATCTAGCGTTTGAAGACGTACCACCTATCACTCAAAACTATATTGTAGCTAGGGCTGCTAGACAGGCTGCTACAAAAATGATTGGCGATAAGGAAATCAATAGCCTCCTTGCAGAACAAGAGATTCAAACCAGATCAGCTGCACTGGAAGATGAATGCAACCAAGGTGACTACAGCATCTTTGGTTGGAGGGATGGCACTAATTATTACAACAGCTATCAACCTTATACTGCACTTAGTCGATGAGCATTGTCACCCAAAGGATACCCAACTTTTTACTAGGTGTCTCACAGCAACCAGATAATCTTAAGTTCCCTGGTCAGCTTGTTGATTCCGTTAATACCTTTCCAGATTATTCACTTGGTCTTCTCAAGAGGCCTGGTGGTAAGTATGTTGCTGAGCTTTATAATGCAACACCTACCGGGCGTTGGTTTTCAATCCTGAGGGATGATGCAGAAAAATACGTAGCTCAGTATGCCAACAATGCATTCAGGATATGGAGCATTATTGATGGCCTACCTAGGGCAGTCAATATGGGCACAAATACAGGTGTACCTGGGACCTGTAACATTGCCAATGTTAAGACTACTCTTAGCAACTACAACACAGCCAAGACACTGACTGCTACAAGGTTGTCAGCGCTAAATGCTGCTGAGGCAAACTATCAGAAGGTGTTGGCTGGTCAACAAACTACCGAGAGTATTAAGTTTGAAGTTGACACAAGTTATACTGGTGGTGACATTGAGCAGTCAATAGCCAATGGCATTTACATCAACGCTAACGCTACAACCAATCAGTACGTAATCAAGGAGAACAGCGCCGTAGTTGGAAGCTATGCATCAACAGCTGCTTTCCCTAGTGGCTATATGCTCGGTAACAACAGGTCTGATGAATACCCAATTCTCAAGAATCAAGGATACTTTGTCTATGCCCTTGTCAAGACCGTAGCAGCGGCTAACACCAGCGGAGACCTTACCTCAGCTACTACCGCTCTTACAACAGCACAGAGCAACTACACAGCTGCTGTAACCGATGAAGCAACCAAGAAGGGTTTGTATGACACACAAGTTAGCAACTGTGTAATTTCAGCAAGTCCAAGCAATGCGTACCTCTTTGGTGCATCTGCTGCTGATATTGAGATCCTTACACTCAATGATTACACCTTCGTTCTAAACAAGAAGAAGGTAGTAGCAATGAAGGCTGCCACTGTGGCTGCCCTTCCCAATCAAGCCTTTGTGATCATCAACGTAGTTGCTTATAATGCGAGATACGTCGTCACCCTTAATGGGGCTGAGTACAGTTATCAAACACCGTCTGATGTGTCAGGTGGTGTCACTGACAGCAATACAATTGCTACTAACCTAGTCAATGCTATCAACGCAGGTGGTGGTGGCTTCTCAGCAACTAAGGTTGGCCCTGGACTGAGGATTTCCAATGGCTCGGCATTCTCTATCTCGACAAATGGTTCAGCCAGTGAAGAGGGCATTTACTCCTTTCAAGACAAGATCGACTCGATTGGTAGGCTTCCTAACCAATGCACCAATGGCTATAAGGTGCGTGTTGTCAATACGACTGATGTAGATGCAGATGATATGTGGGTTGTGTTTAACACCACTAATAGTGCTGCATCTGGTCCTGGTGTATGGGAAGAGACAAACGGTCCAGGTATTACGTATCAACTGGATGAGCTAACCCTGCCTCATCAATTGGTACGCCAAGGGGACGGGTCCTTTACGTTTGACCCAGTTGTCTGGGATGAGCGGGCAGTTGGTGATAATACAACTAACCCGTTACCAAGCTTTATTGGACAAACAATCTCTAGTGTTTTCTTCTACAGGAACAGGCTAGGGTTCTTGTCTAATGAATCAGTGGTGCTGAGCAAAGCTGGTGATTACTTCAACTTCTTTGCTACCTCTGCACAAACAGTCACTGCTGATGACCCTATTGATGTAACCGCTACATCCACCAAACCGGTCACTCTGAGCCACGTACAAGCCACCAACGTGGGTCTGATGCTGTTTGGACGTAATGAGCAGTTCCTTCTGTCAACAGACGCTACAGACGTTCTTAGCCCTCAGACAGCAAACATCAGCACGTTCTCCAAGTACGAGTGTGATGCAAACCTTGAAGCTGTATCTCTAGGAAATACTGTCGCCTTTCTATCAAAGACTGCTCTGTATACCAGAGTCTTTGAGTTTTCTAATATACGGTCTGATGCTCCACCTAGTGTGGGCAATCTGACTACAACTGTATCTGAGTTTATCCCGTCAACCATTGACAACTTCATAGCATCACCCGCACTGTCGTTGCTATCAATGGGTCAGACTGGTAGCAGCACTGTCTATCAGTACAGGTTCCTTCAGGAAGGTGATGAACGAAATGTCAATACTTGGTATAAGTGGAACCTGACTGGCACAATGCTAGATCAGTTCTTTGAGAATAGTACTTACTATGCTGTGGTTACTAATGGTACCCAGGTATCAGTAAACTCCTTTGACCTTACACAGGCAAGTGAGCAGGGTTACCTGACGCTACCTAGCGGTGAGAAGACAGATGTATGTCTTGATATGTTTACTATCAACCCATACAGGTCATACAACTCAACCACTAAGCTTACAAGGGTTTACCTCCCATACAACAAATACACTAACAAGCAGCTTTCAGTTGTCTTGCTGGGTAGCTACATCGGTCACACTGCGCCTACCACTGATCAGTCAGTTGGTGCCATCCTGTATCCAACAGTTCAAGGTACTGCTGGTGCATACTATGTGGAGTTGGCTGGTGACTACCGGGGTAGAGATCTCATTATTGGTTACACCTATGAGATGCTGTTGGAGCTACCAAAGCTTTACCTAGGTCAACAAGCAGAAAGGCGCTGGATTGCTGATAACACAGCAGAGCTGATAATCCATAGAATCAAGGTTTTCACTGGTTTAAGTGGTCCTGTTACCTACAAGATTGACATTACTGGCAGGGATGAGTGGGTAAACGTAATCAACGTGACACTTCCATATCAGTACGTCCTGAACAACGTGAACCTCTCAGCAGAGAATACACACGTTGTGCCTATCTATCAACGCAATAAAAACCTAAGGATACGCATTGTTGGTGATACGCCATTCCCTGTAAGCCTACTTGGTTGCACTTGGGAGGGCCTATACAAACGACGCTTCTATACCCGATCCTAATATGACACAAGAGCGCTATCTGGCAGAGACTATTAGACCTGCAACCCTGAGTGATATTCCAGTCATTGTTGATAACTTGTTACCAGCTGCACAGCAGGACATCAAAAGAGCCGGTCAACACCCAGTTCTTATGATGGCTGAAGACATGGAACATTACAAAACAAGTGTTGTCTTAAGTCCTGATGGTCAGCCAATGGCACTCTTTGGTGTTAGTTGCACTGGGAATATTTGGATGCAGATGACTAACGATGTCACGAAGTATCCAAAGGTCTTTATGAAGACAGCAAAGCTGTGGCTGAGCAATCAACCACACAAGCTTCTCTATAACTATATTGATATCAATAACACAGCCCTATTGAAGATGGTCAAAAGACTGGGCTTCAAATTCCTAAGGGTTGTACCTCGAACAAGAAACAACCTTTATTACGTGGAGATCGTACGAGTATGGCCTTGCCATTAATTGCTGGTCTTGCAATGGGCGGCATTTCGGGTATTTCCTCTATATTTGGAGGTAACGCTCAAGCCAAAGCTCAAGCAGGAGCCCAAGCATTTCAAAATAAGCTATCTCAAGAACAGACTAGGATTCAGAATTCTTACAAAGACAGGGCTTTTGGTAGGGCAGTTAGCGCTACTAAGGAGCAGCTTGGCGAGAACTCCAATGCCTTCAGTCGGGCTACAGCACAGGAAAGGGCACGCTTTAACGAGCAGCTGTATGGGTTCTCCATGCAACGCCAAAGCGCCATCAGAGATCTGATCCAAACTCAGGGCATGTCGAATGCCTCTGAGAGGTATGGCAGGAGTGCCGCACGGATGAATGCTGTTGAGATCATGGGTAACTATGGTCGGAACCAACAGGTCTTCACTGACAGTGTTGCAAGTGCTGGTAGGCAATACAACCGTAATCAAAGTAACTACGCTCAATCCCGCTACGAGGCAGATCGGCAAACTGTTGCATCGTTGGCTGGTTCTTCTGAGAGCTACCTACCTGGGATGGCACAGACAAGCTATCAAGGCAGCAGCAATAACAGCTTCCTTACAATTGCTAATGGGTTGCTATCTGGTGCACAGAGTGGCCTTAATTTGTATACATCAATGGGTGGCAAATTTGGCAAACCGTAAATTCCTTAAGCAGTAACAATGCCACAAATCAAACCTTTAGAGGGGGAGGAGAAGTTCCAGGGTTACACCGAGAGGGCTCAATTCAACCCCGTTAACGTACCCGACCCTAATCAAGGTCTGGGCAATTTACTTAGTAATATTGACTCTGGCTTTCAGAATCTACAAGCCAGTGGCCGATATAGATTTGAGCAAGAAGCCAACAAGTGGCAACAACTGTCGCAATTCTCGGAAACCCTGACTAACGCTATTGGCGTTGGTTACAAGATGTACGATGAAAATGCTAAGGATCAAGCTCTTGCTGAATTCAACCAGGATGAAAGGGCACAGCAGGAAGCCCTTGCAAGGTTTAAACCACTAGAAGATACTCTTAATGCTGTCAATGCTTCTCAGGATCAACAAGCATTAGCAGCACAAAAGGCTGGTGCTCCTGTTGAAATCACCGAAAGGATGAAGTCAATGGGTGGCCGTAAAGGCTACTACTATAAAACTTTTGCTGCTAAAGCTGCTGGAGATAATCTGAAGGCTTGGATCCAAGACCAAGAGACTAACAATACAACAGAAGTAGCTTTTGAAGGCAAGAGGCTTCCTCTCAATAGTCCACTTTGGGATCCAGCCGAAAAGGCTGGTCTCCGTAGACAGCTTGAAGTTCAGTACCAAAAAGCAAATGGTCTAGATCAAGTTAACCCTGGTTTGCTTGCTAAGTACTACATGCCAGGTGCTAATAAAGCTTTAACTGAACTGATGGCTGATAGCCGGAAGCAGTATGGCATTGATAAATCAAGAGTTAACCGTGACCTAGCTTTAGCTAAGTTTGGACAAGACTTTGATCTTACTCAAGCATTAGTTGCACTAGCCTCTACTGTTGATGAGAATGGCAAGCCATTAGGCTTTGGTGGGGCATGGCGTGATATCAAGAAAAATATCTCTGATCTAAATAAAGCTGGATCATTGCCTCCCGAGACCCTTGATAATATGTTGGGTCAAATAGACCCTGAGACAGGCAAACCTTACGGCGTACGCTTTAAGACTCAATTTGCATTGTTGGAGGAGGAGTGGGCTTCAGAAAGGCGTCAGAACTTTGCTGACAGTGAAGCTGAACTCAAAATGCAAAAGGATGAGGATCTCAATGCCATCATGGCTGAGATTACAGCGACGCGTCAATCTGATGCTCAAATCAATACTATTATTGAGATGTGGCAGAAGAAGTATGGTACTACTGAAGTTCCTTCTCAGCTAAGAGATTACCAAACTAACTTCACGCTTCAAGCCAGAGATAAAAAGGAACAAGAAGTAGAACTTAATAAGCTTCTGGCGTCTGATCAGCTGACGACAACAGAGTTGAATTCTGGTAAGTATGCAGACGAGCTTAAGATCAAATACAAGTCCCAAGCTCAGGCTACTGACAAGCTATATGGTGAAGGTGGTGCGGTTGCCAAGGCAAGTGCCGAACAGATTAAAGCCATTAAAGATGCTATCAGAACCCCAGGTCAGCTCTTGGATAACGACAGCATTAATGACCCTTCCGTCAGTTTTGCAACCGGTGCAGCATTAGCCGAACTTACGAAGCAAGCAAAAATTCTTAAACTTGCTAACCCAATTATGAATTGGGACGCTGCTTACAATCAAGCAGGCCAAGCTCTAGTTCAAGAAATTAAGGCTGCACAAGTAAAGGGATCTGGCTACAGCCGTTGGAAAACAAATGGGAGGATTGGACCTGAGTCAGCATTCCCAGCTTTCAGCACAGGAATGTCCTCCCAGCAGAAAGTACAGGCTGCTCAGAACAAGATTTCGTACATGAGGTCTACTGTTATTAGTGGTGGTCTTGCTGCTCTTAAAGAGAATAAGAACAATCTCTTCACTGATGAAGAACTCAAAGCCCTTGCCAATCCAGAAAACAAAGACTTCGGCAAGATTGGCATGATTACTGGCTGGCTTAACCAGCAGGGTAAGAATGTCACTATTGACGAAGCTATCAACTTGGCTCTGAGTAGTGCCAAGCTGAAGCGTGAGGCACCCTTTAAGCAGGATCCTTATGAGCAGACTGCTTTGTCAGCCAACATGATTCGCCTCCTTACTAGCCCCACCCCTGCACGTATTTCACGTGTGGCTGCTCAAGGTTCGCTCCCACCTCCGACCATTCGTCAAGGTGTTGAGGGTGGTAGGGATGTCATCCAGGCTGCTATTAGCTTTGGTCTTCCTCCTGCGATTGCACCACTTGCTGGTGTTGTCTTTGGATTGGAATCTGGCTGGGGTAAGTTCCAGAGTGGAAAGAACAACGTCTTTGGTATCAAAGGTAAGGGCACAGTAACTAATACCAAGGAAGACTACGGCAACGGTAAAGTTGCGGTTCGAGCTGAATTCAGGGACTACGCCTCGCCTGTTGAAAGTGTTAACGACTTCGTGCAGCTTCTTAAAAATGCACGTTATGCTCGCGTCTTAAAAGCTACCACGCCAATTGAAGCTCTACGTGAGCTTCGTGCAGCTGGGTATGCCACAGATGCGGACTACGTCAAAAATGCTACACCCCTATTTACCTCACTTGGGATCAACCCCAATAAGCCATACGCTTACCAAGGTTTAACCAGTTCCCCCTGGTCTAATCCAGCTTTGATGGGTAATGCTGCAAAGCAGTTCATCACAGGCAAAACCGGCATAGGTACAGGACCACACCTCGATATGCGTGTGTTTAACCCCAGTACTGGTCAGTATGACAATCCTACGGGATATGAAAACTATCTAGTCGTCGGCGGGGTACCTATTGCTAAAAAATATTCGGTTACATCTGGCTACGGCCCACGCAGAGCACCTGCACCAGGAGCCTCAACATTCCATAAAGGAGTGGATTATGGAACTCCTGAAGGTACTGCGGTCACTGTCCGTGGAGGAAGCTATCTCAGAACATGGTGGGACGATGGTGGCGGAGGCGTTGTCTCTAGCTACAGACTCCCTGATGGTAAAGAGCTAAGGCTACTGCACGGTTCTAAACAGAACTTACAGTCTTAACTATGCCTTATTCACCCACGGGTAATGTCGGGAATTACTACAAAGCTCAAGGTAATCCCCAGGATGATCTACTTGTAACTTCTGATCAGCTAAACAAGGAATCTCAGGTTCAAGTTGATCAGGAGGAGCAGCTACAGAAACAGGAGCAGCAGAAGCAACTTCAAGCTGCAGAAGCTGCAAAGACTCCTGAACAAAAGAAGAAAGAAGAAGCAGCAGGCGCCAACCCTTTACAGGAAGTTGGTACTGCTGTTGTTGGTGCTGGTATTGATTTTGTAGAAGGGCTAGGTGCTACTGCTGAAGGTCTTTCTACAGGCAAGATCCTTGATCCTGAATTTAAGCCTACTTGGCTACAAGTGACCGACGATCAAGAGCCCATGAACAAGACGGTATGGGGCAACATCCTTCGTACTGTAGGTGAGTTTGGGCTTGGTTTTGCAGCTACTGGCGGCTTAGGTAACCTTGGCAAGATTTCTAAAGTTCCAGGTTTGGTTCAAGTTGGACGGTACTTTGCTGATCCTAAGGTGACCAAACTTGGACAGGCTGTTCAAGGTGTTGCCAAGAGTGCTGTAGTCACTTTCACCAATTCTAATGCTGAAGGCGAGACCATCAACGACATGCTCAGTGAGGTGATGCCTTGGTTCCCCAAGGTTACCACCACAGACAAAGATGATTCTCCATTGGAGAAGCGTATGAAGAATGTGGTTGAGGATCTAGGCTTTGGTCTAATTGGTGAACTTGCACTAGGATGGAGAGCTGGTAAAAAAGCTGCTCAAGGTCTAGATAATGGTACGGTAGTCCCGCCTAATATTAACCTCACTAAAGTCTCTAATGAGATTGAAGTCTTGAAGGGTGAACTTGCCAAAGGTCTAGACCCTGCAAGTGCTGATGGCATCAAGAAGATGAAACGTCTTGAGACTCTTCAAGCACGCATGGATGACTATGTCTCTAAGGATCCTGATGTGGTCAAAGAGATGAAGCAGTCACAGATGCGGGAAGCACAGGAGTCTGCTGCTAAGGAGAGTGTTCAACTTGACTTGGAGTTGGATCCTGAGATTACTAGGCCCACTCCCGCATTGCACCCTGACTACTTTGACGCTCCTGATAAAGGTCTTCGTGGTGTTGAACCTCGTAGCCTTTATGACCACATGAAGGACATGCTTTTGATGGCAAGTCGCGGTGACCTCAGTGCTGGTCGTAGGGCAAACCTAGTTACTGATGCTGCGATCAAGCGGATGGGTCGGAATAATTCTGAACTCACCAAGCAGTTGGATGCGTTTGCACAGGAGATCCAGAAGGGGTTGGAGATCCCAGCAGGACAGAACGTTGGCGGCCTTCAAACGAGTCTTGACGGTGTCAGGCAACTAGCTGTTGCTAAGTATCTTGATATTCAATCACTGAACTTTGAGAAGGCTGACTGGGAGGATATCTCCAAATCGCTCCTTCAAGATGCTATTGAAGTGCCAAACATCTCTGGTGGTACAACCAAGGTGATGAATAGCTCTAACGCTATGGCACTTGAGATGATGATGTACGACTTGAATGCCGCTGTTGCTGATAAAGCTACTGCACTGCAGTCAGTCGTTGATAAGGTACCGGTTGAAGAAGGTCTTAACAACCTACTTGATAAGGTTGAAGCTGCTTTCATGATGAACCAGAAGGCAAGTGAGTTTGCTGGTTCCTTGCTTCGTGCCCGTCGTGGTGATGCAATTTCCAGAAAGTCTGGTACTGCATTGACTAACGCCACCAAGGAGCAGAAGATCAAGCAGTTCATGGGAGAGCTGCGGAACATTGTTACTACTGATCCAGAGATGACCCAAGCAATGCTTCGTGCATTTGCTGAGACTAATGGTGATGTGGTCTCAATGGAGGCCCTTCGTAAGTATGCCACTGATAGTGTCTTTAACTGGAAGGCACTAACTGGTCAAGATGGTGCTAAGAGTCGCTTTGTTGAAGGTATGTTTGCTACCCTCTACAACAGCATCCTGAGTGCCCCTAAGACGCTGGCTAGGGCATTCAGTGGTACTAACCTTTTAACTGTGCTACGGCCCCTACAGATAGCCGCTGGTGGAGCATTAAGCTTCGACGAGCGGACTATGGCTAAAGGTCTGCACATGGCCTTTGACAATATGTGGGGAACTATTGATGAGGCATGGCAATTAGCTGGTCAAACCCATAAGTCCCTCATTACAAACACGTCGGGTGCTTACGTCAATCAAGTTGTAAGTCCCACTGAGCAAGCCTATTGGCAGAGTCTTGGTGCTGTTATTGAATCCAAAGGTAGCTTCGGAGAAAAGATGATGTATCGTCTTACTTCTGCGATGCAGGATTTTAATAATCAGTCTTGGGTTAGGTATCCTACCAATGCAATGCAGGCTATTGATACGTTCTCTAAGACGTTGATTGGCCGTCAAGAGCTTAAGTCACGAGCCTTTGACCAAGCCTGGAATGAGACCGGCGGCAAGGTAACCAAAGAACTTGTTCAAAAGTACGAAGAGAACCTTAGAAACACTGTCTTTAACAATCAGGGTGAAGTCATTGACACCATTGCTGAACGTGCTGGTAAAGAAGTAGCGCTACAACTACCCCTTACTGGTCGCATTGCTGAGTTGGACTCGCTACTTCAGCGGTCCCCATTGATCCGCCCATTCTTCCTGTTTATGAAGACAGGTTGGAATGCCCTGGAAGTTGTGCAAAAGCACACTCCAATCTTGCACCGCTTTAACGATGAAGTTGGCTCGATTCTACGGGCTACACCTGATCAGTTTGATGATGTCTTGAAGTATGGTATCAGCACACCTGAGGAACTTGCCCAGGCTAAGGCTCTCATTAAAGGCAGGGTTGCTACTGGCTACATGACTGTTGGCTCAGCCATTGGTCTTTACACATCAGGCAAGCTAAGCGGTAACGGTCCTGCTGATGCCGAGACACGTAAAGCATGGACTAAGGAAGGCTGGAAACCTAGGTCAATCAAGTTTGGTGATAAGTGGGTGAACTATGACGGCCTGGAGCCGTTTGCTTCGTTCCTTGCCCTTGTTGCGGATATCGGTGATAACTCAACCACACTTGGTGAAGCTGGTACTGAAAACTTCTTCCGTAAGGCTGGTTATCTGATCGGCATGAACATTAGTAATAAGTCATTTCTTGCTGGTCTGCAGCCCCTCACTGATATCCTAGCCTTTGATGGTGCCAGGTCTCAGGTATGGGCGGCAAACTTAGCTAATAACTTTATTCCTTGGTCCGGTGCTAGAAACGAGATTGCTAACGTCTTTAATCCTGGACTTCGTGAAGTTGAACGTGACTTCATAAGCACTATCAAGAACCGTAATCCTATTGCACGTGGAGGTCTTCCTTTGCAGTATGACCCACTTGATGGTTCTGTTGTTAGGGACTTTGACTTTCCGACTCGAATGTGGAATGCAATTAGCCCGATACAACTCTCTGGTAAAGACACTCCTACTCGTAGACAGCTTAGGGATAGTGGCTTCGACCTCGCTACCACCTTCAATACCGACAGCTATGGCAACCGTCTGACTGACGTTCAACGTAGCAAGATGGCCCAACTTATGGGTCAGTACAAGATTGAAGATCAGCTTAAGGAATTGTTTGCTAAACCCCAGATCAAGAAAGAGCTTGCTTACTACCGTAAGAAGCGTGATGAGGGCTACACAGGTCAAACTCCTACCAACCCTGACAACCTAGCAATTGATAAGGCCTTAGTCTATCAACAGATACGGCGTATCTTCGACACTGCAAAGCGTAATGCTGAGCTGGAGATGTATGCACAAGACCCGACTCTCAGGCAACAGGGTATCAATTCTAAGGTTAAAGTCAATCTACAGCGTGGTGGTTATACAGAGCAACTGGATAAACTCCTTTCTATTAATAACCCGTAAATGGCTACAATTACTAATAGCTACACAGGGAACGGGTCTACCGTTCTCTATTCATTTACCTTCCCATATCTAGACACAGCAGATGTTAAGGTAAGCCTTAATGGTGTTGTCACAACCGCATATACCCTAGCCAATGCCACCACGGTTCAGTTCAACACTGCACCGGCAAACGGAGTTGCCATTAAGATCTACCGGGAGACAAGCGAGGAGAACGTTGCTGAGTTCTATGCAGGTTCTGCAATTCGCTCCGATGACCTTAATAATAACTTCCTTCAAAGCCTGTATGTTTCGCAAGAAACTGTAGATAAAGTTGATGTTGCTACGGCTGGCGTTGCTACTGCAGTTACAACGGCAAATACTGCTAATGCTACGGCAAATGCTATCTCAGCAACAGCCAACACTGCACTAACGAATGCTAATGCTGCTGTTGTTACCGCTAACGCAGCTGCAACTAGCGCTACGAGTGCCTCTAGCACTGCAACCACAGCGCTTAGTACGGCCAATACGGCTTCTACTAACGCTACAGCTGCTGTTACTGCCGCGACTACGGCAACTACTACAGCAAATACAGCACTAACTACAGCAAATACTGCCAATTCCAACGCAAACTCAGCTATTAACGCTGTTTCAGCGGTGGTTGCCTTTCCTATTGTTGCTGCTGTCGCCAATATTCCAGCTAGTCCTACTAACGGTCAAGGTGTTCAGGTAACAAATTCCACAGGGCTTGAAAGCTTCATGCCTCTTGTAGGTAGGCCTGCTGGTTTTGTAGGTGACTCTGGCATTAATGTTAAGCTGCAGTACACAACGCTTGGTTCTACATGGAACTGGGTTGGATATGCACCTAATGATTTGGATGCTCGTTACCTAAGGCTTGCTGGTGGAACACTAACAGGAGCGCTAACTCTCCCAGGTTCCCCTTCATCAGCGCTTCATGCAGCTACTAAGGCTTATGTGGACGCTACTGATTCGACGCTTAGTGCAGCAGCTTCTTCTGCATTAACGGCAGCTACCACTGCTCAAACAACGGCTAACACTGCGGTAACCAACGCAGCCGCTGCCCAAACTACGGCTACCGCCGCTTTACCTAAAGCAGGCGGAACAATGACTGGCGACCTGATTCTTGTTGGAGCCCCTACTTCCAACAATATGGCTGCGACTCGTGCCTATGTGGACAGCAAAGAAGCATTTGCAGCTGGAACTGCGCTGTTATTTGCCCAGACGGCAGCCCCAACGGGTTGGACTAAGAGCACGACGCACAACAATAAAGCCCTTCGAGTTGTCAGTGGTACAGCTGGTAGTGGTGGTTCAACGGCATTCACCAGCGTCTTTACCAGTCGGGGTGTTCCCCTGCCTGAACACAGCCACGGTGTTTCTGATCCTGGCCACTCTCACGGTGTTTATGATCCTGGCCACGCCCACCTTTGGGGTACTGATGACAATGGTGGTGCTGGTGGGGGTGGCAATCCTGATGCTAACGGTGGAAGTGACTGGAAAGGAACCACATCTACCAGTGGTACGGGAATTGGAATTTATGGCAGTGGCACAAACATCAGCATTCAAAACTCAGGTACAGCGGGAGCCTCTATGGACTTCAACGTTGCCTACGTTGATGTGATTATTGCAACCAAGAACTAATGGAACTTAAGCCTGGCAGCTACTGCCCGCTAATCAAAAAGGATTGTATTGGTCTTCAATGTAGCTGGTTTACCCAGTTACGTGGTAACAACCCAAACACTGGTAAAGAGATCGATGAATGGGGCTGTGCAATGACGTGGCTGCCTGTATTACTTGTTGAGAATGCCCAACAGTCTCGCCAGGCTGGGGCTGCTATTGAATCTTTTAGGAATGAAGTTGTGGCTATTAATCAAGAGAGTCAAGCCTTGATTGCCCCCTCTGTAAAGCTTCTGAACTAACAACCTTATTTGTCTAAAGTATACACATTAACACTTGCAACTAATCCAATGCCTACTTATTTGACGATTCCCTCTGGAGCTGGTGCCAACAGGCAGACCACTGTAACCGAGCCTATCCCTGTAACCCTAGACGGTGGCTCAGTTACGATCAGCAATATCACAGTACCTACCTCGGTTACTGTTAATAACACCAACGGCAGCCCCGTTCCTATCTCTGATGCAGGTGGGTTGATCTCGATTGACGATGGTGGCGGTTCTATCACCGTTGATGGTCCCCTTACTGACACTCAGCTACGCGCTACTGCTGTTCCTGTCACTGGTGGTCTTACTGACACCCAGCTGCGTGCAACGGCTGTACCGGTTTCTGGTCCTCTGACTGATACCCAACTCCGTGCCACAGCACTCTCTGTGACTGGTGGGCTGACTGATACCCAGCTGCGGGCTACTGCCGTTCCTGTCACCGCCAACACCCCCGCTCGAACCCCTACCACAACCTCCATCAGCGGTGCCGCTACGAGTGGCCTGGTGCTGGCATCTAACGCCAACCGTAAAGGCTTGAGTATCTCCAATGTGAGTACAAGCAAGCTTTACCTTTCCTTCAGCACACCTGCCACTGTTGCCAACTCATTCGTTGAGATGCAGCCTGGAGCCTTTCTCCTGTTTGACCAGCAGCTCATTGTAGCTAACGCTATTTATGGCATCTGGACTAATGCCAATGGATCGGCACAAGTTACTGAGTTTGTCTAATGGCTAGGTATGTGACAGCCCCTGAGGGGGATTCAAGTCCTGGCGTAGCCCCTGGTGGTTTGGAGAATCAGATTCTTCGTAAAGCCAGTGACATTAACTTTGATACCGAGTGGGTTGATATAAGTGTTAGCGGTTCGGGAACGCCTGGACCGCAGGGTCCGGCAGGTCCCGCTGGCCCACAAGGTCCGGCTGGCAGCAACGGGGCAGCTGGTGTAGCTGGGCCCCAAGGGCCGGCTGGCAATAATGGCGTCAATGGAACGAATGGAAGCACGGGGGCCACAGGACCCGCTGGAGCAGCAGGAGCCGCCGCAACTGTCACCGTTGGCACTACGACTACCGGCACTGCTGGCTCTAGTGCCACTGTTACCAACTCCGGGACCAGCTCTGCAGCGGTCCTCAACTTCACCATTCCCCAAGGTGCTGCTGGCTCTACTCCAAGTCTTACCGGCTATGCCCAGCTAGCAGTCGCTCAGAACTTCACCGCTGCCCAACGTGGCACTCCGGTGGCACTGACGGATGCAGCAACAGTGGCTGTTGACCTAAGCCTCAGCAACCACTACACACTGGCCTTGGGTGGCAACAGAACGCTTGGTGCCCCTACCAACCAAACCGCTGGTCAAAGCGGCGTGATCGTCATCACCAACGGTGGAAGCAACACGCTTGCTTTTGCGTCGGTCTGGAAGTTTCCAGGTGGTACTGCCCCAACGGTTACGGCTAGTGGGGTTGATGTGTTGGCCTA